ATGGAGAAAAAAATAGGTAAGCGTTGGCTTGTATTGGGCAGAACTGGTGGACTCGCTTTAGGTTTCACTATTTCAAAATATAACTTTTATGTTGAATTAGGATTTTGGTACATAGGGATGGAATTTTGATGGCAACCGCAGTTGAAAAGAAGAAACCAACAGCAAAGCCAAAGAGCAATGCTGGGCGCAAGACAGTCCTCCTTGATGTAACTAAAGAGCAGACTCTCCTTGATTACATACGAATTGGTACACCTGTACGAAAGGCAGTTGCCGCTTCAGGGATAGCAGAAAAGACTTTCTATAACTGGATGAGTCGTGGATTGGCTGAAAGAGAACGCCAAGCCCTAGTGCCAAACGCAAAAGATAATCCTACTGAAGTTATATTCCTACAATTTTTACAGCGAGTTGAACAGGCAAGAGCAGAGGCAATTATGAAAAAGGTTGCCGTTATTGCTAAGAGCGGTAATGATGGAGACTGGAGAGCGGCGGCTTGGTGGCTTGAGCGACAAGTGCCAGAGGAGTTCGGCAAGACAGATAGATTTGAAATTGGCGGAGCCAACGGTGAAGCGATTAAAGTCCAGGTTGAAATGGGCGATTTAGAGGATAAGATAGCGAAAGTCTTAGCAATCCGAAAGAGGTAGAAATGGCTGAACGGCTAGTAGACCTCGTTCTCAATGCCACGCCAGATGAGAGAACAAAGATTTATCTCTCGCTCACCGATGAGGAAAAGAACGCCCTCGGTGTAATTCTTGATGCTGAGATAACTAACCCTTGGGCAAGATATGAAAACGACCCAGTTGGCTTTGTTGAAAATGGATTAGGCGAAACACTTTGGTCTAAACAGCGCGAGATTCTGGAATCCATCCGCGACAATAAGAGAACCACAGTTCCCGCTTGCCACGCTCCAGGAAAGTCTCACCTAGCGGCTAGAGCCGTTGCTTGGTGGATTTCAGTTCATCCACCTGGAACCGCTATCGCTATCACTACAGCGACCACTTTCAAGCAGGTGCGAAACATTATGTGGGCGCAGATTCGCAGAGTTCACATGGCTCATAACCTTCCTGGAGAAATCCTCACTACCGAGTGGAAAATGCAGGACACGGTGGTTGCCTATGGTTTCCGACCAGCCGATAACAATGAAGCGGCAGTTCAAGGTATCCACGCGCCTCACCTGCTCGTAGTGGTAGATGAGGCTGGAGGTTTATCGGACAAGATTGGTAGCGCCTTAGAAGCCCTTATGACGGGTGGACACACACGCCTCCTCGTATTGGGAAACCCACCGACAGACCAAGAGCAAACTTGGTTTGAGCGTATCTGCAATTCGCCTATCTATGAATCCATCCCTATCGGGGCATACGACACCCCTAATTTCACGGGTGAGGAAACGGGTCAATGTCGCAGTTGCCCACCCCATGTTGAGGCTCACGCGGTTGCTACGCACCTAGTAGACCAGAGTTGGGTTGATGATGTAATCAGCGAATTCGGAGAGGATTCTCCCTTCGTTGAAGCCCGTGTTAATGCCCGATTCCCACAGACGGGAACAGGAAAGGTGATTCCCTACCATTGGGCGGAGTTGGCTACGCAGAACGAGGACTATCTTGAATCCGCAGTTATCCGCCTTGGAGTGGATATTGCATCCGATGGTGGAGATGAATTCGTAATCGCAAAGGCAGACGGATACAAAGTTTCAATCGTGCATCGCTCATCTGGCAAGGCTAATGCCAACGCCGTTGATGTCGCAGGTGTAGTTATGGGCGAGATTGAGAAATCAGTTGCCGAGCATAAAACTAGAAATGTCAGCGATATGGTGCGGGTCAAGATAGACACAATTGGCGTGGGCTGGGGAGTTGTATCGTTACTGGATAGATGGGTCAAAGAGCGAGGGTTGCGAGCGCTGGTCATTGGGGTCAATGTGGCAGAGCGACCAAAAGACCAGACTAAGTTCAAGAATCAACGCGCCGAGATGTGGTGGAATACCCGCTCAATGCTCCAACCGAAAGATGAGAAGCAAGAGATTCGCCTAGATGTAGACCGACCAGTATTGGCTCAGTTGGCTGGACCGACATTCAAATCAGATTCATCGGGTCGCTTACTAATTGAATCAAAGGTAGATATGAAGAAGCGAGGAGTTCATTCTCCAGACCGTGCTGAAGCGATTCTCCTCGCGCTGTATGAGAATAAAACCGTACACGAACCAATCTCGCCTTTATCGTTTACGCAAACGAATCCGTGGACATTATGAGAAATTACAGTTTTGATTTAACTTACCAGTTGGGCTTAGCCGCGGAGCGCGTTGTAGATGCTTTTTTCAAAGGCTCGATAGTAAACATTGAAGTAAAAAGAGATATGCGCTGGCTTGAGACAGGCAATGTATTTATTGAAACCCATTGCTTTTACCGAGAGAGCGGAAAGTATGAAGAATCAGGGATTCTAACAACCAAGGCGGATGAGTATGTCTTTGTGTTAGGCAGGGCTAAGTTATCTATTCCAACCGATGTTGTATTGACTTTGATTAAGCGCCCAGATTCTAAAAGGAGACCCAATAAGCACGGATTAAACCCGAGTTGGGGCAACATTCTAAATGTAGCCGAGGCACTCAAATACTTGCAAGAACAAGGCAGAGTAGATGGAGAAATTTGAGTCTTTAGGCGGACTTGAAAATCTTTCTCCACCTTTTGACTATCACTCTAGCCTTTTCTAGCCCGTACTTATTGAGCAATATCTGGCATTGCCTCAAAGTTAATCCATCGTGCGGATGCGATGAGGACAAAATCCCTGTGCCATATTCAGCCACAAGGTCATCTAAGATTTCTTGGCTCATCCGATTACCGATTCTGGCTGGATGTCGTAGACAGTTTTGTAAAGCAAGCGCCCGTCAGACCAATCGTTCCAAGAGCCATCTGAAGTAACCACTACCAACGAGCCAAGTGATTGCTTGAGATGAATCAGGATTGCAGTTACAACGGTGTCGTAAGGCTTTTGTGCAGTTTTGCAGAAGTTGAAACCGACATCTTCTGAAGTAATCACGAAGGCTTCGTGCGCGTTAGCGCCTACTCCATTGATAAAGATTGCAGCACCCGCTGAATCATCTTGAAGTTTAATTCCCGCTGCATCAGCAGTTTCAATAATCTGACGAGCGCCTACTAGAAATTTATCCCAGTCGGCTTGCTCAATGCCGTTTCCTAGTGTCCAGTAATGTGTGTATCCCATTTACTTATCCTCCTCATATCCATCAAACCAAACGCCAGCCTCTCTGGTGCTTGGGTCTTTGCAATGCGCTTGAGCCTTCTCAAGTGTGAGTCCACGCTTGATTATTTTTGTGTCGTTGTGGGCTGCCCACATACGAACGATTCTATATTTTTGAGCCATTATTTACCTCTCTTTGTAAATCAGTTGAAAAGCCCCATTCAAGTTTTCTTTCGTGTTCTTTGATGTGCCTGTCGGATGCTTTGCAAGCCTTTCCGAAAACCAAGAAATTACCGCGCTTGCCGCAATCGCAAGTCCAGCGAAAGTATTCAATTTCAAATGTTAGAGCCATTTTATTTCCTCTCGTTAGTGACCAGTTGAAGCCTGTTTTGGCTGACCATCCCACAACCATCCGTTTACCACGGAGTTGATTCTGATTGCTGGGCTTCCGTAGCCGTATTGGATACGGTGCATTGTGATTGGTGGATACTTGATGTCATATTCGCCAGTCTCGCTGTTGTAAATCGCACGACCCTTGATTTCACCTGTTGATTTAGTTGTCCAGTAATCGCCACCGCCATAAGTGGCATCTTCTCTGGTCTGACCTGTTTGCTGAACCCAGACAGATGACTTTGTAGCGCGAACCACTTTGTAGAACTCGACATTAGTTTGGTCGTAGCCCCAAGATGTGTAGAAGATGTCTCCTACTTTGACTTCTTTCTTTTCTGGCTCAACTACTGTTGCAATGTTGTCTATCACTTAACTACCTCACATTCAGAATTTTGAAGGATTAAATCTCTGACTCTTTTTCTATCAGTTGAATCTCCGCCAGCCCATCCTCCGTAATAACAGTTAGCCGAGCCAACATAAGCCTTGATTGCTTTTGTGATTACTTGAAGGGTCGCGCCCTTGATTGGGAAAACGCCAGTTTCAGGATTGTAGAAACTATCTACATACTCAACGAAATCTAATATCTCGTTGTTTTCTATTTGAATCGCCATATCATTTCCTCTCTCTCGCTTACAGGACAAGCATACCATACTGGGGTTGGTTATTCTACTTCTTTAACCTAACTTGGGAAACTTTTATTCCGTGAGCCTTGGCGTATTCCTTCTTAGCCTCAGCAAGAATCTCGCGCTTTTCTTTTGTGGTGGCAGCGCTATCTAAGAACCCAATCACATTGGCAAAACTCTGGGCAACCTCTAAATCGCCATCAGCATCGTATAGAGCCAACCACTCAAGCGCTCTCCATAAGTCGCCCTTGGATGGCGCTACAGGCTTTACATCGCCCCTGAAAAGGCAGTTATCTACAGTTCCCGTATCTGAGGATATTTGAGTTTTCCACTCAAAGTCCTTGTATTTTGCGCTCACTTGAACCTCCCGACCTTGACGATGCTTTCCCATTCCTTTTGGAATTGGATTCCGTAGCACTTCACACAGACCTGCTTTGGGAACACTTCAAACTTTTCAATTTGAACCCCGCACTTCACGCAGA